ATGAAAGAAGTTAGTAACGTTTCTGGGGTTGTAAACGTAATTGATGTTAGAGTGTTCAACAAAACTGGTGGCGAATATTCTTCATCAGAAGTTTCACAATCATATAAAGATGCGACGACTAAAGAAATCCAACAAAGTGATTTAACTGTCTTTATGAAAGCAAATCAGATTTTCCAAATCAGGTTTCCAAACAAAGATGTGAAAATCAGGGTAAAAACATTAGGTTCGACTACATATTAATCTATTTTTTACTTATCTTTTTAATAACAGAAATTAGATAAGTTTCTATTTATAGATAGTATGGTTCAAAAACACAGAATAAACACTAGATTAAATAGTGACAAGAAAGTATCGGTCGAATTAAAACAAAATTATGACCTTTTAGAGATCTTGTCGCTTAAGTTTACGCAACAAGATGCGTACACGTCATTGTGTGCCGATTACGGCGTTGTTTGCGGAAGAGTGTCTGTCAACAATGGATTAGGCGTTCCTAACGCTAGAGTGTCTATTTTCATCCCTTTAACAGAACAAGACGAATTAGACCCCGTAGTATCCACATTATACCCTTATAAGTTAACCAATGATACAAATGTCGATGGTTATAGATACAATTTACTTCCAGCTAGAAAACAACACGGTGGTCATGAACCAACCGGAACATTCCCAGACCAAGCAAATATTCTTGGTTCAGAAGAATATTTAGAGGTTTACGAAAAGTATTATAGATATGTTGCTAAAACAAGTTCTTCAGGTGATTTTATGATCTGGGGGGTACCACTTGGCGAACAATTAATCCATGTGGATGTTGATTTATCCGATATCGGTTGTTTTTCATTAAGACCAGATGATTTTATTAGACAAGGAAAAGGTCTTGATGCGTTTAAAAACACATACACATTCAAAAGTTCTACCGATTATGCGTCATTACCACAAATAATTTCATTCGAACAAACTATAGACGTTGCACCATTTTGGGGTAATGTTGACCTATGTCAAATAGGTATTACTAGAACCGACTTTGATTTATCAGATCAGGGTGTTAAAATAGAACCAAAATCATATGTATTAGGGTCCGTTTTTAGTGATCAAGGTAACAACGCAGTAAATAAAAATTGCCGAGCAAGATCGGGAATGGGGGAAAAATGCGCTTTAATTGCTGAAGAAGCAATTGTTGAGGTATTGAGATTTACAAATCGAACTGACGAGAACAATAGACCAATATTAGAATTTTACGAATTAAACGAAGATGTTGATGAGAGTGGCGCATTCGTTTTAAGTTTACCAATGAACATGGAATATGTTTACACAAATGAATTTGGTGAAAATGAAATAACAAACGACCCTAATAAAGGCGTTCCAACAGCCTCATGTTATAGATTTCGAGTATCGATAAAAAATGAATCATTAGGTAGAGTTAGGACAACAGCATCTTATTTGGTACCTAACATTCGAGAGTACGCAACAAGTGATTCAGAAATAGATAAATCATATGCTTGGTCTACAGATTGGTCAGAATACCCAACAGCAGCATTAAATGATCAAATGATTTTTAATAATGTTGATGGTAGTTTTTATCCGCAAGACTATTTTTATAGATTAAATTATAATAAGGTTTATAGCATATCGTCTTTCATAAGTTCTTATGATGGTGGGTCTCTTGGTATTCAAGAAATTTCACCAAAACCTGAAGACGATTGTGAAAGTAATGTTGTTACACCTCCGGTTAATTTCGGAACAAAAAACTTTTCATTTTCAATTTTATTAGCAATAATAATTAATACGTTTGAAAGACTTATTTATTACGCATTTATTGCTGCAGTTCAAGTTTTAATTCTACCATTTCAAAAACTTTATGAGTTTAGGATTTATGCTAGAGCGTTAGGTGTTACGATTATCGATTGGAGACCTTTTGGGTTTTTCGATAGGTTAGTAATTGAACCATTACAAAGATTTGGAACCGTTAGATTAGGTATTGCAATATATCCTGAATGTGAGACTTGTGACAACTTAGATTATAGTAACGAAGCACCTGATACCAATGTTGACCCGGAAGGTTATTATACCGAAGTGGGTAATGGTACAGGTTATCCAGATAGTTTACTTGCAAGTGCGTGTGCAATAACTGATAGTGACACATCATTAGCCACAATTTATTTAAAAATACCTAGTGGAATTTCAGGGTGTACTTTACCAGCTTTTTCACCAACATTAGTTGGTATAACAATTGACGATATAAAAAATTCTTCAGGTAGATATATCATAAAAATAGTTTCAACTGGGAATTATGGTCAGCTAGACGTCTATACTAGAGAGTTTACAGATACAGGCGGTACGGTACATACGTTATATTATTTTGATGATACTAGACAAATTACTTGGGTTAGTGGTGCACAAAGAACAACAATGTTTTCATATAAAATATTTGATTCGCAATCTTTAGTTAATGGTGGACAACCTTCTGGTGGATTAAATTCTGAATTAGAAGGTGGCTGTCAACAATACGTTACAGTATATAAAGAAAGTATTGTTGATGGGACATATTGTGTTACCGATCCAGCAACACCTTATAGTGGATTAACGTCATCAAATATTGTTGCGGGAACATCATGTTCGGGCACCGGTAAAATCGCTGTTGGTCAAGTTATTAGAGATTCGACCAGTAATCCATGTGGAACATGTGGAACACATAGTGGTTTTTCTGAATTTAGATATGGTTTATATACAATTATTCCAGCAGCATCAACAAGTAATTGGGAGGCAAACTTTGCTGCAATTACAGAATATGCTAGAAGAAAATTGGTTGGCAAATTATTTTGCGGTGGAATTGCGAATTATACATTTATTGACAACTGGTTAACAGGTGCGTTATATATGTTCCCATTTAAAGCTAAGGTAAGATGGGATGACGAAGAAACGCTAGATTTAAATTATCGAAGAACAAAATATTGTAGGGATTTAGTTTATTTTAAAGTTGGTTCAACAGACAACCCAAATAAAAGATTTTATTATAGATCGACATATTTTAACGGATCTAGTTTCAATAGAAGTATTAGAAACGGTCTTGGACACCCAACAACACTAGTTGATATGGGTCCAAGAGATGAATTCATTAAAGAAATTTGTGTTGATCCATTACTTGACCCAAACTGTTCGGTAACTAGAAACATTGGGCCAACATCATTTCAAAATTTTGGTGAGATGCTTGGTTTATATATTAATTATAAATTAGATTTCTTAAATGAAAATGGTAATTATAATTCATTTTTTCAAAATGATGGGTTTGCAGGAACATTAGGTATTGATAATGTTATGAATGGTGATATCACACAATTAATATCCATGAATAATGAAGCTGGAATTGAGGAATTTGATTTACAAAACAGAAATTATGCCGTTTATTCACCACAAGTATTAGATGTTGAAAGTTACCCGACGTTATTAGATGGTGGACCAATGCCAATAAACTTGGTTTTAGATGATGGTGAGGGTTATAGGGTTAGAGCTTGTTTAAATGAACCTGGAAGATTAACCGAATCTTCACAACCCGTACCATTTTACTTATGGGATAAAAAGGGTACTGGATTTGGGTCCGGGGTAAACCACTCATGGAATTACTCAAGTATACAAACGCAACCATTGCAAGGTATGACTTACGGATATAACTATACCGGAGACACATCGCATAAGTATGTTTTACTTCCAATGACTAAACAATATAGTGGAGACACATTTGAATTTACTGGTGTATCACTTAATGATGTTAATGCTGATTTTGAGATTGTAGGTGTGACTAATACTGAATACACTAGTTTTAATAATCAGGAAGAAGGATTTACGGTTTTAATTATAACATCAGGAACGTTAGACAACCCATTAACAGGCACACTATGGACAAGGACTGGTGAAATTGGTAACTGGACTTCAAAATCTTGGAATAGCGATATTGACTTTGTGATAAAACCAACAACAACAAATTATAATGGAAACTTACAAATTTTATCAACACCATTTTTATTTTATTTTGGTTTGAGACCTGGTAAAACTGCGGTTGATAAGTTTATTGATAGATTTGGGCCTAAAGGAGCGTTCCCATCAGCAGAATAATGAAAAAGAAAACAATTATATTACCAGAATTAAGGTACAAAGGTGCACCGTCTGAAGATCAGGAAGTTAAAATTGGTTTAGAAACAACCGATCAACTTCTTAGGGAAGGGGATAGGAATGTAATTCTTGATTTAGATGATTTATTTTCAAAAGAAAGAAATGAGTCTAAAAAGTATAAAATTTATGGTAAACTAAAAATGGTTTTTAAAAACCTATACAGAGGTTATTCACCATATCTTAATTTACAAGAATATCTGGCTTTACATGGTGATGGTTCTAGCAATACCGATTTTACTGGTTACCTACCATATGATGAATTCGCATTCTTAAGAACAGACACTAATAAACAAGATATTTCAATACCTACAATTAGTGGATCGACTTATGGTACATATTCACCAACAATATCGACACCAACTCGGCCTAGAAACAAACACGTAAGTATATCTAACATTGATGCACCATACTATAATTGGAATTTATATTTAAGTTATGTGTATAGTAGTGATTCGAATTACCCATTAAAATATACCTTAAGTGGAAGTACTAAGGTTGAAGATCAAAACATCATATCATTTGTTAGTGGCGACGGTATTCCATGTAGAGTTGAAGACAAATCAACATATTATAAATTAATATCACCAATTGAACATGGGTTCAACGAAAATGAATATGCGATATTTTCTTCAGTTTCAACAATCAGCGGAAAAACATATTCAATTAGTAGTTTAGGTGATAGTAAGTATAATTCTGAAAAATATGTTTTAAATATTAACAAGCAACAGTTCAGTGGTATAACACTCCCTGGCGTTGTTACAATCAAAAGATGTATTGACGAAAATAATATAACAGGTACAACATCAACGTATTATGTACATAAACATAAAACGCTAACATGTACATCAGATTATATTATGGATAAGGCTGGATTTGAATCACCAATATTTGAAGACGAACGAAAAATCATATTCGAAAATATATCTGGTGAAAATGATTTATTGGTGGAAAGAAACAGAATGGAGTCAGTTATTTTTGATTTCAAAAACACATTTAACTTAAGTGGATTAACGAATAATTTAGATTTTACACCAACAGAAGTATATCTAACAACAATATTTAGAAATGGCTCTGGTTATTTTGAATACCCACCTAAAAATGGTTATAAATTTAATTTTCACAACAACTGGATCGATGATCATTTTGCTCAAGCGAGTTGTGTTGAATCCACAATACCATATACAACTAGTACTACTAGTGGAATAACTTTCACAAAAGGTTCACCATTACCTGTTGGAACAATATTAACAGGGGCATTTGTAGAATACAATAGAAGTGAGTTAAAAGAAAGAATTATTTCAGAGTCGGTACATAGAATTTCAAACCCAGTAACAATATTTGATCACGATCAAGATATTACGTTGACAAATTTTAGTGGTGCAACAGCAAATAATAAAATGGGGTTACTATATCAACCACATCATAGAATTAAATTGAGACAATTGTCTAATTATATAGAGACATCTAATACTAATGACATATATGGTTTACCAGATAATGTTGAATATTTCCAAGATGAAAGATTGTGGAAATGGAGAGATGTTTATGACCATGGTTATATTGATGCTGATGGTAACGGAACAGATTTTCCATTTGTTAATGGTCAACACTATGTTAAATCAGATATTAATTTTTATTTCAGAAATGAAAAAGAGTTTTTAAATAAAGCGGACGGATTTAAAGGATTTAATAATACAAACTGTTAATGAAAATTATAAATAAAAATATCGACAACTCGTTTATTCTTGACCAAACAACAAATTTCAAAACAGATTTGGGTTGGGAGGAAGCTTTTAATGAAGTTGAAAGAGGTATATTAGATACTATCATAAACCCAGTTGAAAACTATGAGACTATTCGTTATGTTAACGAGCCTTATAGTGGGGCGACTGGTGATATTTGTGATATTTGGTATTTTTTTCATTTTTTAAACAATCAGAATCCTAAAACTT